GAGCCGTGAAATAGAGGAAAATACTGATGTTTAACATTTTCAAACGTTGCACATTGAACGACAGAACCCAAGGCTATCGCTACTCTTGGGGACTAACTCGCAAGCGTTCCACTGTTAAACGCTATGGCAGAGTAGTCGGCAAGACAATGACAGGCTATCACTACGGACTACGCTCGCTATACATTCAGCACAAGACAGCTAGACCTTTGCACAATTTTGGAGGTAAATCATGAAAAGCCTATATAAGTGCCAACAGTGCAAGCAGAACCCATGCGCTTTGATCGACAAAGGCTTAAATTGGTGCGGAGCCTGTTGGATAGCCGACGCGCTTGGGAAGTATAAAATAAATTACAGTATACCCCTTGAAACTGTAAAAAGCAGGACTATATAGTACTATATAGTATCTCTATAGAGTTAGACTATAGAGTTTATATATACTATAGTTCTTATCTATATAGTAGCTATATAGAACCAACCTTGTAACAGTATTGGACAGCCTGACAATGAAAACGGAAATGGATTACATCTCCCGACAGATTGATTTGAAGTTAAACAATCAAGAGACATCGCTGCTAGCCTATTTAAAAGATATCGATCATCTAGTGTCGAAGCCCGTTATGACTATGCACGAGTGTGAGGGAGATATGTGGCTCTCCGACTATCGAGACTTAAACTCAGCTGTATGGCGCATCAGGGGACTTGTCGATAAGCTGGAGCACGCGCTAGGCGAGAATAATCCCAATGACTAAACAGTCGCAGCAATATCCCAGAGATGAAGTCGTGGACCTTCTAAGAGATATCTATAACAAGCAGCCAAATATGACGCTTGAGCAGTTGTCTTCTATGTCGGGGTATTCTATAAAGGTGCTGGTGAAATGTTTAGCAAGCGACAGCATAGAAGGTTCAACATAATGCATTGCGTCATCTGTAACGAGCACTTACCACTAGGTCAAAAGTGGCCTTCGGAGGACTTATGCGTTAATTGTAGACACGAAATACGCATGACAATTTTGGACAATGAGTATCAAGATAAGGAGATAGGCTACCTTGAATATCCTCGGTAATTTGCTTGGAATGATTATTCTACGTGCTATACTATTGGAACAGACACTCAAACAGGGAACGGTTAAAGATGACTAGGGACGATTGTTTGCAAGAAGCTTGTGAGCTTATCAACGGAGAACGTGCTAGGGACTACGGAGACGCTTATTTGAACCATGCTAGAATAGCAGCCTTGTGGTCTACTTACACACAGAGCAAGACTACTGACTTAACACCTGTAGACGTTGCTATGATGATGGTTCTTGTGAAAGTAGCCCGGACCATAGAAAATCCGAAGACAGATAGCTTTGTCGATATAGCTGGGTATTCCGCCTTAGCTAGCGAAATGGTTTCCAAAAATGTTTGAGATATCCGACGTAGAGATTACCAAAATAACCTTGTTATTGACTATTGTGGGTTTTATGCTTTATATGACTTTCAGAAGTAGGTGATATGATGGACTGGTCTGAGCGTATCAAAAACAACGTAGCTCTTGAGATAAGCTACTTGAAAATGCTTGAAGAGGAAGGAATGGACAAGAGCGTGCTGCCTTTTCTTTCAATGCTTTCAAACATGAACGACAAGCCTATATCTCACTTTGTCATGATGGCCATTGAAGAAATGAAAATGTATCTAGATCAAGAACCAGAATACGAGGTAGAGCTAGAGGAAGATTACGAAGATGACCTTAAAGAAACGGTGCACTAGATGTTAGAGAAAGAAGCAGCCTTAGCCGTTAAAACACATCAACCTTGCGACAGTTGTGGATCATCAGACGCTCTCTCGATATACGACGATGGCCATAGCTATTGCTTTTCCTGTAGGGAACATATGAATCACGCAGAGGAAACTAATATAGAACAGCTACACCAACCAATTAGCAAAGCGAAAGACACTGCTTGGGAGGATCGTAAGATTAGCCCAGCGGTTTGTGATTTCTACGGAGTTGCTGACTCGGGTTTTCGGGTATACTTCCCATACTGTGGTATCGATGGTCTACAGATAGGTGGTAAGATTAGAGAGCCGGGCAAAACTTTCAAAACAGAGGGTGACTTTAAGAATGCCACACTGTTCGGAGTACACACCATTACTAAATCTATGGGTGTCCGCTCGAACACTGTCATTGTCACAGAGGGAGAGGCAGACGCGTTAGCAGCCTTTCAAATGGCCAATGGTATATCGGATAGTGCTAAGACTTTGTCCAAACGAGGCAAGGCAACCGTCCACGCTCTGTCGATCAAGAGCGGACAAGCCAGCGCAGAACGAGACTTTAAGAACAATTTGGAAATGCTGGAGACATTTGACAGAGTGTTTATTTGTTTTGATAACGAGGTAGAGGCTCAGCAAGCGGCTGAGAGATGCGCCAGGCTGCTCAAGCCTGGTAAGGCGTTCATAGTACAGCTGGAGCATAAGGACGCTTGCGAGTATTCTTCTAAGGGCTTGTCTGGCGAGTTTCTAGCACACTTGAAGAACGCTTCTTGCTATACCCCTGCCGGTATCCGGAACGCTGCTACAGACTTTGACGGTTTATGGTCAGAACAGAACCTTAGAAGCATTCCTTTTCCTTTCCCCAAGCTACAGAGCAAAACCCTGGGTACTCGTGCCAGGGAGATTGTCACTTGGGCAGCGGGTACAGGCGTTGGCAAGAGCAGCCTTTTGCGAGAGCTACAGCACTACTACTTAAAGGAGACAGACGCTAACATTGGAATTATAGCTTTGGAGGAAAGCGTAGACCGTACTCGCAGAGGTATCCTAGCCGTGGAAGCTAACGATAGGCTGCATTTAAACGAAGTATTCGAGAAGTATTCTAAAGAACAGATACGCGATTACTTTGACAATACTTTAGGCACTGGTAGGGTGTTTATCTACGACCATTTTGGCTCGCTAGAGATGGACGACCTGCTAGACCGGGTACGCTACATGGTACAAGGCTTAGACTGTTCTGTTATCTTTATAGATCATCTGAGCATCTTGGTATCTGGTTTGGATATTTCAGACGAGAGACGCGCTATAGATCGTACTATGACCATGCTTCGACAGGTTACAGAAGAGACAGGCTGTTGCATACACTTGGTAACTCACCTTCGGAGGCTAAGTTCTGACCGTTCACACGAGGAAGGGGTCGAGGTCAATTTGGGACACTTGCGCGGATCACATGGCATCGCTCAGATTTCGGATACGGTGGTCAGCTTAGAGCGGGACACGCAAAGCGACGATCCTATAGAGTGCAACACTACAACTGTTAGAGTTCTCAAGTGTCGCTATACGGGAGACGTAGGGGCTTGTGATCGATTACTATACGATAAGGCAACCGGTAGAATGAACACAGTAGAGGAGGAGTTCTAGAAGTGAATATCAAAGGCGATGACTTTGTCCCAAGGCTTAAAACCCAACGTCGCAGGAGACCACGACCTTACAACCACTCTAAGAAAGTGTCTGGTAAATCTCCCTTTACAGGAATGCGTAAGAAAAACAGAGGTCAGGGCTAATGAACGTAGATTACATCTCCCGCATGGGCAGCGATATATCAGTAGTCAATGCTGCTAGAGTTAGTTTCGATACACACCATGCGTTTCTAATGCGTAAAGACGATAAACTTATTAAATACCTAGCAGACCACAAACACTGGTCTCCCTTTGCCCATACCAGTTTACAGTTTAGGGTCAAGGCTCCTATCTTTGTGGCTAGGCAGCTGGCAAAGCACCAGGTAGGATTGGTCTGGAACGAGATTAGCCGTAGATACGTAGATAAAGAACCAGAAATATATTTCCCTATGAAATGGCGAGGAAAACCTGCTGATAAAAAGCAAGGTAGCTCAGACAAAGATATAGATATTAACCCCTCTACCACCAGTGGCCCAGCCTTGGTAGATGACTATAAGCACGCTATTGACCGTTGCTTATGGACATATACACATCTTCTACGCAAAGGAGTTGCTCCTGAGATGGCCCGTATGGTACTACCGCAGAGTACTTATACAGAATGGTACTGGACAGGCTCTCTATATGCTTTCTACAGGGTATGCGAGCTTAGGTTAGCAGAAGATGCTCAGGAAGAAACCAGAGAAATAGCTAAACAGATAAGCAATCACTGTAGGAAAACTTTTCCTATAAGTTGGGCAGCTTTAAACGACGAAGAGGAATACGCAGACTCTGGATTTACAGATGGTTTTGGGGTTCTTCCTCGGGTTGATCCTAACCCAGACGGGAGGAACTAAACATGAACATGAACGATTATCAGCGTAAGGCTTCTTTAACTGCTATATATCCTAAAGAGAAAGCATTTGAATATCTTGCGACTGGTTTAGCAGCGGAAGCGGGAGAGGTGTCTAGTATAGTCTCTAAGTGGCTTAGAGGAGACAGAGGGGCTATACCAAATATGAAAATGCAAAAAGAACTAGGAGATGTATTGTGGTTTGTCTCTGAAATGTCTAAGATGATAGGTACTAACTTATCCATGGTGGCAGAGGTTAACTTAAAGAAGCTAGAGGATAGACAGAAACGCCACGTATTAAAGGGGGATGGAGACGACAGGTGAGAACAGTATTCCTCGATATAGAAACAGACGACTTAGATGCTAGTTTGATCTATTGCGTAGTTACTTACGAGGAATCTGTATGCTTTAAAGAATGGATAGAACCTGACGGACTATCTGATTACCTCACAGGTGCTACAGTAGTTGCCCACAATGGCCTTAGCTTTGATTTTCCTGTCTTAGCTAGGCTGTGGGGCATACACCTTACACTAGATCAGATGCGAGACACGCTTTTATTGTCGATGATGGAAAGCCCAGCCAGGGAAGGAGGGCACAGTTTAAAATCTTGGGGTATTCGTCTAGGACATGAGAAAGCAGAGTTCAACGACTTTACCGCTTTTACCTCAGAGATGTTAGAATATTGCAAGCAAGATGTTACAGTTTGCAAGCATCTATATTATTTCCTAGACAACGCTATGTCACAGTTCTCTGAGAAATCTATAGATGACGAACACCGTATGCGTATAGTAGCAGACCGTGTAAGCAATAACGGGTTTGCTATAGATTTAGAAGAAGCTAAGAAGTTACATCGTAGCATACAAGGTAGAGAATACAGGATAGAGAAACAATGCGACCAGTTGTTCCCTCCTATAATTGAACAACGATACTCTGAGAAGACTGGTAGGCGTTTGAAAGACAGAGTGATAGAATTTAACCCAGCATCTAGACAGCAAATAGCTGACAGGCTTTGTAGGTTAGGTTGGAAGCCTACAGAGTTTACCCCTACAGGACAGGCTAAAGTAGACGAGAAAACACTATCCGCTTGTACGATACCAGTAGCTGCTAAGCTGGCTGAATATTTCTTGCTACAAAAACGTTCTGCCTTGTTACTATCTTGGATTAACCACTGCACAGAGGGGAGGATACATTGTAGATATAGAACTCTAGGAGCCATTACGAACCGCATGAGTTGCGTTAGCCCTAACCTTCAGCAAGTACCAGCTGTTAGAGTGGAGTACGGAGAGCAATGTAGAGGACTGTTCAAAGCAGCAGAAGGTTACAAGCTACTGGACACTGACGCAGCTGGTCTAGAGCTTAGAGTACTAGCGCACTATATGGGCGATGATAAGTTTACCAGAGAGGTACTGGAAGGAGACGTACATACCGCTAATCAACGCATGGCAGGTCTTGACACTAGAGACCAAGCAAAAACATTTATCTACGCTCTACTGTACGGCGCAGGTAATGCTAAGATAGGGGCTGTAGTAAACGGCTCTGCAAAGGACGGCGCTCAGCTACGGGCTAGTTTTATGTCTAATATGCCAGCCTACAAAAAACTTAGCGAGGCTGTGATACGCAAAGGAGAAAATGAAGGCAAACTTAAAGGTATAGACGGTAGAGTTTTACGAGTACGCTCGGGCCACGCTAGCCTAAACACATTGATACAAGGCTCGTCGGCAGTGCTTATGAAGAAGTGGTTTATGTATGTAGACTATTATTTACAAAGGAGAAATCTGGACTCTAAAATTGTAGCTATGGTACATGACGAATTAGTTATTGAAACCGGAGAGAAACATATTGATTTGACTAAAGAGTGTGTTATACTATCTATATCACAAGTGAACAAAGCTTATAACCTACGATGTAAGTTAGACTGTGATATACAAATTGGTAACAACTGGAGCGAGATACATTAAATGGCAAGCAATTCATTTTCCTATCTAGAAGGCGTAATGTTCTTTCCTTACATCTTTGACTTTAAGGATAAGTTTGACAGATACTCCGTAGCTCTTGGTTTAGAGGGAGATCAGGTTAAGCAAGCTAAGAAACTGGGCTTGGCTGTTAAGCAGGAAGACGACAAGATGGACGGTATGCCCTACGTACAGCTTAAAAGCAATTACAAGCCTAACCTGTTCGATGCTGAAGAGAACGAGTACAAGGGACCGACTCAGCTTAGCAACGGCTCTAAGTGCGTTGTAAGCGTCTCTCAGCGTGCGTACAATAACAAGTACGGAGAAGGCACTACGACGTTTATGAACGCTATTAAGATTACAGACCCTATTGAGTACGTATCTCAGGGCAGTTCTACAGGATTTCGAGGAAACCCCACGACCAAGTCGGATACCTTAGATGACGACATTCCGTTCTAGGTGATTAAAAAAGAATACGGACATTGGGATATTAGTCTGGTAGGCAAGTTTGACCCTGACGAACACTTGGGTTTTGTCTACCAGATTACCAATAAAGAATCCGGTAAGAGCTACATAGGATGCAAGCACCTTTGGAAGTTCAAGAAACGGAAACGCATAAAGGCTAGCGAGTGGAAAAATTATTGTTCTAGTTCTAATTACCTCAAGCCTGAGATTAAAGAGTATGGTAAAGATTCTTTCAAGTTTGAGATACTTATGCTTTGCGATAATAAAAGAAACCTGTACTATAACGAAGCTAAGTTACAGATGGAACTAGGGGTATTAGAAAGTGACGATTACTATAACGCTAACGTAGGTGGTATACGCTTTTATAGGCCAGTTCAAAGTTACATAACTGTTAAGCTACTTAAAAAGTTCAAGGGTATAAATAACCCAGCGTATAAAGGAAAATTTTACGTGATCTACGAAAGCGGTATAGAAGAATTGGTAGAGGGCACAACGGTTAGGCAATGGTGTCTAGACAATAAATATACTCACCAAAGAATTTCAGATTTACGCACAGGAAAGATTAACCATTATATGAACATTATTAAAATGGAGTACGCAAGTGAACGACGCTAAAACAATAGACACGTTGGTCGATGATATCTATCAGCTGGTTACAGAGGGTAAGAAGAAACCTAATCAGGAAGCTTTGTTTGCCATGGGTAGCGCTGTTATGGAAGGAGTTAGGCGTCAGCTGTGGATGGCTACGTCAGACATGCCTCCTAAGCTACGCATGTCTAACATTGGCAAGCCGTGTTCTAGGCAGTTGTGGTACGATATTAACGGAGACGAGAAAGCAGAAAAGTTTACTCCTCAGACCAAGCTTAAATTTATGGTAGGAGATATTGTAGAAGCCTTGGTTATCTATCTTGCTAAAGAAGCAGGACACGATGTTACAGAGTTACAAGCAGAAGTAGAACTAGACGGTATTAAAGGACACATCGATTGTGTTATAGATGACGAGCTAGTCGATATTAAATCAGCTTCTGCGTTTGCTATGAAGAAGTTTAAAAACGGTACTCTGCCAGACGATGATCCCTTTGGATACATCTCTCAGATTAGCGGATACGGTAACGCTATGGGTAAGAAACGAGGAACGTTCCTGGCGTTTGATAAAAGCAGTGGCGAGATGGCTACGTATACTCACTCACAGCTGGAAAACAGTAGTCTAAAAATTAAACAGATCAAAGGAGCCGTATCTTCTAAAGCACCTCCAGAGCGTTGCTTTGAAACTGTGACAGATCGTCAAACAGATCGACAAAAACTGGGCATAAACTGCTCGTACTGTTCACATAAACATACTTGCTGGGAAGAATTAGACATTAAAGTTCGCTCAGGTCGCCCGGTATTTTTTGTAGGGAAGAGTAAAGATGCCCATACTTTCTGATGAACAGTTGGGAGATTTGGCACATGCTTATAGTTGTGACCAGATTATAGATTTGCTAGACGTAGAACCTATAACACTTCTACTAGCGCTACGGTCAGAAGTACAAGACAATATAGAGAAGTTTAACCTTTTGCCTGTGGATGCTGTATATGACTTTTAAATCTAACGAGAACCCAATGTTTAGGTCTAAGTTTAGCGAAGACATTTTTAGACAGAAGTATGCTCACCAAGATTGTTACACCTGGGCAGCGTTGGCTAAGACATTGGTAACTGATGTGTGCGGAGACTTGCTTCCTAAAGACGAGGTAAGCGACCTGATAGAGATAGTAACAGATTTAAAGTTTATCCCAGGTGGTCGATATCTTTACTATGCTGGTAGACCATCTAAGTTTTTTAACAACTGCTACCTTCTTAAAGCAGAGGAAGATTCCAGAGAAGACTGGGCAAACCTTAGCTGGAAGTCTGAAAGCTGCTTAATGACAGGTGGTGGTATAGGTATCGATTATTCTGTCTATAGGCCAGAAGGCTCTAGCTTGAGTAAGACAGGGGGCTTGTCGTCCGGTCCTATACCTAAGATGGAAATGATTAACGAGATAGGTCGTAGGGTTATGCAGGGAGGTAGCCGTAGGTCAGCTATCTACGCCAGTCTTAACTGGAAACACAGAGACGTAGACACGTTCTTAGCTAGTAAGAACTGGTACAATACGCCTATTGGCTCTACTGGATACACTGTTGGGCAAGTTAAAGAACAAGATTTTAATTACCCCGCTGCTATGGACATGACAAACATCTCTGTAAACTACGATACAGAATGGTTGCTAAACTACTGGAACACGGGAGACGT